GTGCTTCATCGCCGGCCTTATCGTTTCATGGAAGGACCACAAGAAACGAATGAAGATCGCGAAAACTGAAACGCTCAAAGCTATCGAAGAAGGGCTTCCAGAGCACAACGCACAAGTCATTGAGCAATACGAGGACGAGCTCGCAAGTCGCCGGAAAAATATGAAGCTATATACCGAATCTCCGGAGGTACCGTTCCATGTTTGGTAAGAAAGCCCGCAAGATCGAGCAACAAACGGAAGCACTCGACCGCTTGTGGTTTATCAATCTACAACAAACCGAAATTTTAAAAGCCACACTTGAGCGGGAAGAACGACTACTTGACGAACTCGCTCGTCTGAAAGGAGAGGTTAGAAATGGTAACAATCAATAAGCTCGAGATCGAAAACGTCAAACGCGTTAAAGCGGTCAAAATCGAGCCGTCAGCAAAAGGGCTGACAATCGTCGGGGGGAACAACAACCAAGGCAAAACAAGTGTACTCGACGCGATAGCGTGGGCCTTGGGTGGTAACAAGTACAAACCTTCGCAACCTCAACGCGAGGGATCAACGATTCCCCCAAGTCTAAAAATCACGCTATCAAATGGCCTTATTGTTGAGCGCAAGGGCAAAAATAGCGATCTAAAAGTCATTGATCCAAGCGGAAACAAGGCCGGTCAGAAATTGCTTGATAGCTTTGTTGAAGAGCTCGCTCTTGATCTTCCAAAGTTTATGGAAATGACGAGCAAGGAGAAAGCGACAACGCTCTTGCAAATTATCGGGGTAGGTGATCAACTCGTTCAGCTTGAAATGGAAGAGAAGACCAAGTACCAAGAACGGCACGCGATCGGCGTTATTGCGGATCAAAAAGAAAAGTTTGCCAAAGAGCAGCCGTATTATCCAGACGCACCGAAAGAACTCGTCTCAATCGCGGACTTAATTCAGCAACAACAAGAGATCCTTGGACGAAATGGCGAAAATGCTCGCAAGCGTCAGAATCTAGCGAGAATTGAAAACGACTATCAAGGGGCACTCGCAAACGTTGAGCGTCTGGAAGATATGCTCAAGGAAGCTCGAGAAAAAGAGCAAGGACTCGCTCAAGACTTGGACATTGCTCGTAAAGACGCGCAAGATCTGATCGATGAATCGACACAAGAGATCGAAGACAGTATCGCAAACATTGAGCAGATCAACCTCAAAGTCCGAGCAAACCTTGACAAAGACAAGGCGGAAGAAGACGCGAAGGTTTACCGCGAACAATACCGCGAGTTAGATCTTGTTATCGAAGGAATTCGCAAGCAAAAAACGGACTTGCTCACAAATGCAGACTTACCGCTTCCGGGCTTATCCGTGGACGACGGCGAACTCTTATACTTGGGTCAACGCTGGGATAATATGTCCGGTTCGCAACAATTACAAGTGGCAACAGCTATCGTCCGCAAGCTCAAGCCAGAGTGTGGCTTCGTGCTTATTGACAAGCTCGAGCAGATGGACGAGATCACACTTGCAGAATTCGGCGAGTGGTTAGAGCAAGAGGGCTTGCAAGCTATTGCGACACGCGTTTCAACTGGTGGAGAGTGCTCGGTTATCATCGAGGACGGGTACAGCGTCAAACCCGAAAGTTTTGAAAATGGACTTTCAAATGGGGCAATGAACGGCGCACTAAATACAATCGCGCCAACTTGGCAAAATGGCTTTTAACAGAAAGAAGGAAAAATCATGAAAAAAACAGAAGAATTTATCGTTATCCGCAATAAAGAAAACGGGCACTATTTAGTAGAGTACAAAAACAATGAAGGGGCTTTTGCATATACAGCCACTTGGTCGGAAGATATTCAAGACGCTGCAACAAATAGCCTAGAATCATTCGAAAAACAAAGTGACAAAGTGCAAAACCTTGCTAAAGCGTTCGAGGGTGAATTGATCGTAGTCAATGCAACGTATGAACTAAAAACACTCGACGGAGAAGAACCAAAAGATCTAATGAAAGAGATCGAAGAAGCGAAACGCAAACATTTAGTGAATCTTCTTAATGGACTTTTTTCAGACGACGATGAGGAGGACTAAACAATGCAGATCACAAGAGGAAGAAAGGCGCGGGCGCAAAAGGTCGTTATCTATGGCCCTGAAGGAATCGGAAAGTCTAGCTTTGCGAGTCAATTCCCCGATCCGGTATTCATTGATACCGAGGGATCAACCGATAATATGGACGTGGCCCGTATGGACAAGCCGACGAGCTGGGCAATGCTCAAGAATGAGATCTCGTTCATTAAAGCAAACCCGGGAGCGTGTAAAACGCTAGTCATTGATACGATCGATTGGGCCGAACAGCTCGCGGTCGATTATGTATGCTCACAGCACCAAAAGAACGGGATCGAAGATTTCGGCTGGGGCAAGGGCTATACATACGTACAGGAAGAGATTGGGCGCTTATTAAATAGTTTATCCGAATTAGTGGACAACGGGATCAATGTCATTTTGACAGCACACGCACAGATCAAAAAATTCGAACAGCCGGACGAGATGGGATCTTATGACCGATACGAGTTAAAGCTCGGGCAAAAGACCAGCTCAAAAACGGCTCCACTGGTCAAAGAATGGGCCGATATGGTGCTCTTTGCGAATTATAAGACAATCGTCATGACAACGGACACCGGGAAGAAAAAGGCCCAAGGGGGCGAACGTGTCATGTATACGAACCACCGCCCCGCATGGGACGCGAAAAACCGTCACGGCTTACCAGATCAGCTCCCGTTCACGTTTGAGAGCGTGGCTCATATCTTCAACGCACCGGCTCCCGTACCAACTGAGCAACCGGCACCAGAGCCACAAAAGCAAAACATTAACGAGCAATTGCAAGAGCTCGCTCAAGAGGTAGCTCAAGAAATGGGACGAGCTCCACAATCTGGACTCTTGCCACAAGCGTTGATCGACTTAATGGCGCCTAACAACGTGACTGAAAACGAATTGCAAGAGGTCGCTTATATCCGCGGACACTTCCCGATGGGAACGCCGATCGAAAACTTCCCTAGCAATTACTGGGATATGATCGTTGCGAATTGGGACGCCACACTTGACGTTATTCAAAACCAAGTCCGGAAAGACCCGGAATTACCATTTAACACTAATAACTTATAAGAATACAGGAGAAAATCATCATGACACAACAACAATTTAATAATAACTTTGATCGCGAGTTTGGCTGGGACGACACAATCCAAAAAGACTCAGAATATGTCCTATTACCAGACGGCCTATATTGGTTTACCGTTAAAGAATACGAGCGCGGACGTCACACGCCAAATCCTCAAAATCCCGGCAAGCTCCCAGCTTGTCCTAAAGCGACAGTACACCTTACCGTCGCAGCAAACGAAGGCGAAACAGAATTGCGCCACAATCTCTTCTTACACAGTACAACCGAGGGAATGTTATCTGCTTTCTTTGGTTCAATCGGACAAAAACGTAAAGGTGAACCGCTTCGCATGGACTGGAACGCGATTATCGGAAAAGTCGGAGTTTGTAAGGTTGGTTCCCGCGAGTACAACGGAAACAAGTACAACGAAGTGAAAGGCATGATTTACGCCGAAGACGTGGACTATACAAAAGTATTGAACGCACAACCGGGACAACAAGCCCCAGCGTACCAACAATCAGCGCCACAGTATCAACCACAACAACCAGCACAAACACAGGGAGGCTTCACAGGAGGGCCGTTCTAATATAGGAGGAATAAAAAATGGTCGGAAAATTAAGGAATGATCTCACAGGTCGAAAGTTTGGATTTATAACTGTTATTCGTCGATCTTCAGACAAAGGCAATGGTAAAAAGTCAGTTGTAAAGTGGGATTGTAAGTGTAAATGTGGAAAAGAATTTTCTGTTAAATCTGATTCTTTAATTTCCGGCCACACTTTAAGTTGTGGGTGCAAAAAAAGAGTCCATGGTAGAAGCAATAAAGAAAGGCTTTATCAAACTTGGAAAAACATGAGACAACGCTGCAACAACCCCAAACGGAGAGATTATCCTCGATATGGTGGCCGTGGCATTTCAATTTGTCCAGAATGGAATGATTATAAATCATTTCGTTCGTGGGCTTTATCTCACGGTTACGCTGACAACTTGTCGATCGATAGAATCAACGTAAACGGAAACTATGAGCCCTCGAATTGTCGATGGGCAGACGCTACAATTCAAGCGAATAACGCTAGACGTAACAGAATAATAGAATTCGAAGGAAAAAGGTACACACTAGCTGAATTTGCGAGAGCAAACAAGTTAAGTTATTCAGCGTTACAACACAGACTAGATCGAGGGTGGAGTATTGAAAGAATAATTACAACACCTCAAAAGAAAGGTTGAAATGGAATTAAGAAAATATCAGAAAGAAAGTATTGATTCCGTTTTAAATGAATGGAATCAAGGAAGAAAAAGGACTCTATTAGTCCTTCCGACTGGGTGCGGAAAAACAGTTGTTTTTACAAAACTAGCCGAAGAAATGGTCAAACAAGGCAAAAGAGTTTTAATTTTAGCCCATAGAACGGAATTACTTGAGCAAGCGAGCGACAAATTATACAAAATAACTGGATTGAAAACGTCTTTAGAAAAAGCGGATAGTACTGCAATAGGATCTTGGTATCGCGTTACGGTCGGTTCGGTTCAAACTTTACAACGAGATAAAAGGTTAAACCAATTCCCTAAAGATTACTGGGACGTAATAATCGTTGATGAAGCTCATCATATACTTTCAGATGGATATATGAAAGTCATGGAATATTTTGACGTTGCGAATGTACTCGGGGTTACAGCAACACCAGATAGATCTGATATGCGCAACCTCGGATCGTACTTTGACAGTCTAGCTTACGAATATTCACTCGTACAGGCGATAAAAGAAGGCTATCTATCCAAAATTAAAGCCTTAACGATTCCGATCGATCTCGATCTATCAAGCGTTTCAATGTCCGCGGGAGATTTTAAAGCGAGCGACGTTGGAACGGCCCTCGATCCGTATCTAGTACAGATTGCGGACGAAATGGCCAAATATTGCAAGGACAGAAAAACAGTCGTCTTTCTTCCGCTAGTTAAGACTAGCCAAAAATTCCGCGATATTTTGAACGAGAGAGGCTTTAAGGCAGCCGAAGTCAACGGCGAATCGAAAGATCGGGCCGAAGTGCTCGAGGACTTTGAAAAAGGACGCTATAACGTTCTATGCAATTCAATGTTACTAACTGAGGGCTGGGATTGCCCGTCGGTTGATTGCGTGGTCGTATTAAGACCGACGAAGGTCCGAGCGCTCTATTCGCAGATGGTGGGCCGTGGAACGCGTCTATATCCCGGGAAAGAAGAACTTCTTCTTCTCGATTTCTTATGGCACACGGAACGGCACGAATTATGTCGCCCGGCTCACTTGATATGTGAGAGTCCGGAAGTGACTAAAAAAATGGTCGAGAACATGGAAGAAGAAACAGGCGTCGTGCTCGATCTCGAAGCAATGGAAGCAAAAAGCGCGGAGGACGTCGTCGCAGAACGCGAAGAAGCCCTCGCAAAACAGCTCGCAGAAATGCGGAAGCGTAAGAGAAAACTCGTCGATCCGCTTCAATTTGAAATGTCAATCCATGCGGAAGATCTTTCAAGCTATGTCCCTAATTTTGGCTGGGAGATGGCTCCGCCGTCTGAAAAACAACTCAAGGCCCTTGAAAAATACGGGATCTTTACCGACGAAGTGGGCAATGCCGGAAAAGCGAATCTCTTACTTGATCGCTTAAACAAGCGACGGAACGAAGGGCTTTCGACACCGAAACAAATTCGTTTCCTCGAGAGTCGAGGCTTCCGGAATGTTGGTATGTGGAGCTTTGAGAGCGCTAGAAGCATGATTGATCGAATCGCAGCGAACGGGTGGAGAATACCACCACAAATCAAAGCGAGCGAATATGTACCAAATTAGAAAGGAGGGGACTAGTGGAACGAGAATTTGATTTATTACCATTACTAGACCATATAGACCCCTCGATTTTATCTTATCAAGAGTGGATTAACGTCGGAATGTCCTTAAAGCATGAAGGGTACACAGCTTCCGATTGGGATAATTGGTCCTTACGTGATCCGGCCCGGTACCGTAAATTTGAATGTTTTAAGAAATGGGACACCTTCAATGAGGAAGCGGGTTCCATTGTCACGGGCGGAACGATTGTCCAGCTCGCGAAAGATCACGGCTGGGTGAATCCATACTCAAGCGATAGCGAGGGAGCTCACGAGCTCGATTGGAACGACACGATCGATCGGGACTATCGCTTGATTGATAAGAGCTGGATCGAGGGGAAAGAGATTCATGAACCTACAGTTTGGAATCCAGTACAAGAGATTATTAAATATCTCGAGGCCCTATTCGAATCTTCCGAAAATGTCGGTTATGTCACGGAGAGCTATCCAAAAGTAAACGACGAGACGGGAGAGATCGAGAAATGGCTTCCAACAAAGGGAGCCTATGACCGGACGGCTGGGCAACTGATCGAGCAACTTAGCAAGTGTAACGGCGATATAGGGGCCGTCCTCGGTGACTATCACAAGGAAGCGGGCGCGTGGATTCGATTCAATCCGCTCGACGGGAAAGGCGCCAAAAACGAGAACGTAACCGATTATCGTTACGCGCTCGTTGAGTCTGACAGCATGAGCGTTGAGAAACAAAACGCGATTTATAAAGAGCTTGAATTGCCTATCGTGGCCCTCGTTTATAGTGGTAACAAATCCTTACACGCTATCGTGAAAGTGGACGCTGGCAACTATGAAGAGTACAGAAAGCGCGTTGACTATTTATATAAGATCTGTCAGAAAAACGGGATCTCGGTCGACACACAAAACCGTAACCCGTCGCGCTTGTCCCGTATGCCGGGATTCGAACGGAACGGACAAAAGCAATTTCTTGTTGATACAAACATAGGCAAGCGCAACTGGGAAGAATGGTACCAGTATATCGAAGATCTTAACGACGATCTTCCAGATCCGGAAGGGCTGGGCGATAGCTGGGATAACCTCCCAGAGCTCGCACCCGAGCTGATCGAAGGCGTCCTTCGACAAGGGCACAAAATGTTGATCGCTGGGCCGTCAAAAGCCGGTAAGTCGTTTAGTTTGATCGAAATGTCAATCGCGATTGCAGAGGGCAAGAAATGGCTTGAATGGAACTGCACACAAGGCAAGGTCCTATATGTCAATCTTGAGCTAGATCGTGCGTCATGTCTCCACAGATTCCGCGACGTGTACGAAGCAATGGGGCTTCAGCCAAACAATCTCCAAAATATTGATATCTGGAACTTGCGCGGAAAGACGGTCCCTATGGACAAGTTAGCTCCAAAATTGATCCGTCGATCGCTCAAAAAGAACTATATAGCGGTGATTATTGACCCGATCTATAAAGTCTTGACGGGTGACGAAAACAGCGCGGATCAGATGGCACACTTTACGAATCAATTTGACAAGGTCGCTACAGAGTTAGGGTGCTCGGTGATCTATTGCCATCACCACTCAAAAGGTGCTCAAGGGGGCAAGAAATCAATGGATCGGGCCAGTGGTTCGGGCGTATTCGCTCGAGATCCAGACGCGCTGATTGACTTGGTAGAGTTGGACGTCACAGAGGAGCTATTTACTCAACGGATCAACCACACGGCCACTAGGATATACAAAGAGGCGTTGCAAACGTGCAACCTTGGATATTATAAAGAGGAAGTGAGCCTTGACGATCTCCAAAGCCCAGCACTCATGCGGACACACTTCGAACAAGCAATTCCAAACGTGCTCGATCGTAAGCCTTGGACGGACAAGATCGAACAAGCCCGTCGAGCGATCGAAATATCGACAGCGTGGCGCGTGGAAGGCACTCTTCGAGAGTTTGCCAAGTTCAAGCCTATCAATATGTGGTTTTCTTATCCAGTACATTTTCTGGACGATTCGGGAGTTCTCGCAGATATCCAACTCGAGGACACAAACGGAAATAATTCTCCGTGGAAGAAAAATTTCGATAAAAAAGAGACAAAAGAGGATAAAAGCGAGAAAGTTGAAAGCGCTATTTACTCAATCTATGATGGAATCAATCCTGTTACAATAGATGATCTTATCGAATATTTTTCGACAGATTCGAGACAAGTAAGTGAAAAAACTGTTCGCCGATGGATCAAAAATAATGGCAATTTTACAATTAAAAATAAGGAAATTTCGCCAAAAAATGACGAGGGACAAAAATAGGGACAGGGACAAAACGATGGACATATCGATGGACAAAATTCGAAATGTCCCTGTCCCTCGAGGGACAAACATCGAAATGTCCCTTGTCCCTGAGCGTGTCCTTAGAGGGACAAAACGAGGGACAAATCGATTAAATAATCGAAATGTCCCTGTCCCTGACGAGGGACAAAACGAGGGACAGAATTTCTCCTCCTTTGGAGGGAGAAATTTAGGAAAATGTCCCTGAGGTCCAAGGGGAACAGGAACAGGAACAGGGGGGCTTTGCTCCCGCCCCCTGTAACCCTGTAACCCTGTCCCCTAACTTGGACTTAGCGCGAGAGCGTGGTAAGTAAAAAGAAAATGCAAAAATGAAAAAGTATAAAAACGAGGTGGCGAAAAATGATTGAGTTCTTTTTGCCGATGGAAAAAATTCCGACGACAACGCACCAGCAAAAAAAAGTAAATGTCAGAAATGGCAAGCCGATTTTCTATGAGCCCGAGGGACTGAAAAATGCTCGAGCGAAATTTGAAAGTTTACTTGCGCGTCATGTACCACCAGACAAATTGAAAGGGCCGATTCGGCTCACGGTCAAATGGTGCTTTCCGATGATTAAGGGAGTACGAACTGGCCAGTATAAGACAACCGCACCCGACACAGACAATCTTCAAAAGCTATTTAAAGATTGTATGACCAAGCTCGGCTTTTGGAATGACGACGCACAGGTCGCAAGCGAGATCGCTGAGAAGTTTTGGTCTGAGGTCGTGGGGATCTAT